GACACGGCGGTTGATGCCCAGCCGATAGCCTTTACCGCAAATTTGCCGAATCCTTTAGCCGCGTTTGCCAGCTTCGAATCGAGGCTTGTTGCTTCATCCCCGACTTTCTTAATACCCTCTTGTGCGCCGGAAATGTCAGCCCCGATTTTGATAAAAAGGTTAAAAAGATTCAATCTTTCACCACCAGACCACAACGTTTGATAACATCAGCCGCGATTTCCTCTGCCGGCCGATTGTCCACCGGCTTCGGATTCACAATGTCTTCAAACTTTGCTTTGATAAATTCCCCACCGTTAAAGTTTGCGGTGTTTTTGGTAATCATCCGCAGACACTCGGCGGTGTATAAACGATAGGCTGATTGTTCGAGCCTATTTTTAAGCAATTTCGGCAAAAGAACAACCAGCCCATGTACACTGCATTTAGGCGCGCCCGACAGACAAATCAGGCATTCGTCTCCACCGGCGCGCAGGATTTGAAAAAATCGATCATGTCCTTGTCCGATACAAGCTCCTTGACCTGCTGCATCGTGACCATGATGTTCTGGCTCGCAATGTAGTTGACAGCGCAGCCGTTCACCGCCGCGAGGATGCCAAACACATCGTCACGATGCTTTTTCAGGATGATCGGCAGGAGCGCGCTAATCCTCTGCACGCCCAAAACGTAAAGTTCAAGCCGAGACAGGTTGTCAGAGCTATCAAGCCTGATTTTAAGCTCTGCCGCGAGTTCCTCGTCTGTCAGGATGTTGAGCGCATAAGCGCCAGCCTCGCAAAGCACATCGGCCGCGCGAGAAGTATCAAGTTCGGAAAGTTTCATAATAATTTGCCTCCTAAATTATTATATCAGCCAGCCTCGGCAGTGCCAGCCTTGATGTAGATTTCAAACGGCACAGTATCCTGCGCGTTCATGGAGTAATGCGCGGTGTACTCGAACGCCATCTGACCTTTGGCTTTGTCTGCGGTCTGAAGCTGAAAGCCGCCAGTAGAAAGCGCGTTCATAAGTTTGATTGCTACATATCCGCCGTTCGTCTCTCCGTTTTTGTCGGAGTAATCGCCAACAATCCAAATGTCGTCGAAGTCAGCCTGGGCAAGGTCGTTGCGCGGCGTGACCTTCGTCGTGTCGGTCGTGCCAACGTCAGCCGCGCCAAGCAGAGACTTAGCGACGGCAGTGTCAAGCGTGACATAAGTGCCGGAGCATTTTGCTTCCCAACTGTCCAGCTTTTTTAGTTCCTTCATGTTCTTCGGGCAGTTGTCGATGTCCTCGCCGAAATCGGTATAAGTCGGCGTTGCGGTGAAATTGATGCCGCCAGTAGTTGCACCAATCTGTCCGCTTTCACCAACCGTGCCGGTCGCCGGGGCGAAATCGCTACAAATGATAGCTGCGTTGATTTGCAGCTTCTGGAAAGTGTCAGAAGGAATTTTGGTGAATTTCAAATTGCTTTCATTCCTTTCGTTAAATCGTTGTGACATATTCGGCCGTAAGATTGAAATACTTTCGCCGGATGTCCCTGTCATCATCCGGCATATTCTGCGCGAACGGGCTTCCTCGCTTCAGCCAAATCGCGCCATTATCGCACTCAATCCACACGCCGCTTTCAGGGATTTTGGCCGCAATTTCTCGCGCCTTTGCGTTGCATTTTTCCCAGCTTGTATCTCTATACCAGATAGATACAGTCAACGCACATTCGCCGTCACGAAAGCCGCCAGTGACAATGTTATAAGTCAGATATGGCAATTTCGCGTTATCCGGGACGGTGTTTTCCTCATATGGCGTAAGAAACTGCTTATAAAAATTGTAAAGCGCTGCTTCTTTTGTCATTTCCGCATCACCTTATCAAGTGGGTGTAAATTCTTCGGCAGTCACCTGCGCGACCTGAAAACTAGATCGCGCAGGTGTCTGCACATCGTCGCTGTCGGATGTAACGCGAAAAATTTTCCCATCTTCCAACCGTTTGAAAACGGTGTGATAGGTCATGGCTACAGATTTGTGAACCGTGACTGTATAATTGGAAGTCACGCCCGCTTTCTGCGCGGTGAGTGCCTCCATGCTGTTATCGCATACAATCGCGGCCCGAAATGTCGCGCCCTCTTTCCAGATAACGTCATACCCGCCCTCTGGATTATCCTGCGTCGTTTTGTCGAGAAACACGCAGTCTCTCATGCTTTCTTCCAACAGCGACATTAGATTTTCCTCCATCTGTTCAGCTTCGACGCGAACACGGCCTGCCACGAAAGAGGCGCGCCAGTCTCTGCGTCGGTTGCTTTTTCGTAAGAATCCCCGCCGAAAGATTCAGATGTATAAGGCGCGGCGCTGCAGCCCTCCATCTTCTGGCTGTACTCGTCTATTTCCCCGGCCAAGGCCAAAAACGCCGGAGGCAAGCGCATAGCCCAGACTTCCCCATCAAACACCTCGTCCGTCAAATCCGGAGCGGGGTATTGATGCACGCCGTCGTTAAAGACGCTCCCCACAACGCGGAAGTATTGGCCCTCCGCGAGATAGTCAAGCGGCGAGAGAACGCCGTCTTTGACTGAAAAAGTCCCTTTATGCTTTGCGGAATCATCAGTGAAATAGTTCCGGCAGATAGCACACATATCATCTAACAGCATTTCTCGCACCGCCCATTTTCAGTTATTCATCAAGCGCCGGTCTTCGGCTTGAGCACGATGCCATTCAGAGCCGCCGCCTTGAGGGTGTTCTTAAGAACGACGCCAGCGACGAGCTCGACCTCGCCCTTCTTGACGGCACCCGGCTGAGACATATCCGGCATATAGGTGGAAATCACGCTCGTGCCGGTCGGGGAAATGCCGTGGAAGCCATCAAGGCCGATGCTAACAGCGTAAATGCTGGAAGTGCCAGCAGCAGTAGTAGACGCGGCAGAAGTACCGATAACATCGACAGAAGAAGTGCCGTTGTAATACTTGCCCATGTCGAACATCGGGATGCCCGCGAACGTTTCAACAACGCGGCCAAAATCGTCCTTCGTGCGTTCATAGTAGCCAACTCTGCGAGCAGCGGCGCGAGCCTTGAGAAGCATTTCGCCGTTCATCAGCAGCATGGTCGCATCGCCATCAAGCGCGTGGACAAGCTGGTCGAGCTGGTCAACAAAAGCGTTCGCGTTGCTAGTGACCTTCGCGGAATCAGACAGATCAATATCCGTCGTGAATTCGTTCGACGTGCCATTGAGCAGCTTTTTCAGGCCATCAAAGGTGTTGGTAACATAGCCAGCGCCGGAAGCGGCAGACGTGCCGTTAATAACGAGATTGTGGAAATAGTTGCTCGTCGCCTTAATCTTCTGCTGCGCCTGGAAAGCAAGCTCGTCAATCGCGCCGGAAGTCTCCTGAAGCACACGGTCAACCTCAAAAGAACCACCCATGATGACGGCCTTTGCGGTCTTTTCCTCGCGCTTCGCTTCGCCGGCAGTGTACTCGCTGCCGATGGTTCGAACAGAAGCCGTGCTCGGGGTTTTAAGCTGGATATAACCATAAGTCAGCGTAGAACCGCCAGTGCCCGGAGAAATCGCGTTATCAAACACGAGATTATCAAGCAGGAGGGAAGAACGTCTAAATTCGTCAACCACCATCTGGTCAACGCGGTCAGCCATGCCGACCTTTGCTTCTGTAAGAGTAATAGCCATAAATTATTTATTCCTTTCGATCATATTTTTCGCGCAGCGCTTCTGCAAGCGTTTTCGGCGTATTCTTCGCGCCGTTGTTTGCAGGAGGGTTATCAACCTTCGCGCCGGTCGTAGTTTCGGTCACGATGAAATCAGCCCACTCGGTTTTGACGTTTTTCGACAGGGCGTCAACATCTTTGATATTTCCCTGCTCGTCAAGCTCCACGCCGTCAACGTCCGAAACTTTCAGGACGCTATCAAGCCGCTTTTCGGAAATGCCTGCATCTTTCAACATTTTGCGATAAGCCGCCAGCTTCGCGCCATGCGTTTCCTTCGCGGTCTGTGCACTCTTGTAATTTTCAAAATCTTCTTTCAGCGCATCATATTTCACCTTATAGCTATCCTTGCCATTTGCTTCAAGCTGCTTTTCAGTTTCTCCAAGTTTTTTTTGGATTTCAAGCAGCTTATCCGCATCAGCCTTGTAGCCGTCACGCTGTTCCTTTAGCGCGTCAACGGTTTCTGTGTGCGCTTCAATAATCTGGTCAATTTTTTCATCTTCAATGCCCATTGCTTTGAGCATCTTTCTGGTCAAACTCATCTTGCAGTAACCTCCATTTACTTCGGCGGCATTGCCCTGCCGTTAAATTACTGTTTGTTTATCTTATTATACAGCCTGTAATATTTTTTGTCAAATGGTAGCTGTCAGGCGTTTTTCATGCTTTCTTCCAGCAGACGCTTGTACTCGTCTCCATGCTCTGTCGCGGCTCGCTTAAGCATATGATTCGCTTTTTGCTTTTGCGTTCCGTTCTCGACAAAAATCCCATAATTTACATTTGTACCAACGTAAGCGGCGGGTTCGTCATTATCGACGGCGTGTGTCATGCTGTTCCGAAGGCGGCCGGTTCTGACAGGTGTGTTGTCTTTCGCATACGTTTCCGCCTTCATGCCGATCGCTTCTAATCCACGAACGAGCGCCCTTTTCATGGCGGCAAGTACCTCTTCGCTGTTGTCCTCAAAAATAACGCTGCTCATCGTCTACCAACCTTTCTAAAGCCAATAATTTCATATCCCAGACTGCAACGGCAGTTATATACATTTGCCCCGCTTGCGCCTGGGTCGCCAGGGTACATGATTTCACCAACGGAATTTACAAACGGTTCGTCTAAATCTTTCAGAACGCCATCAAGCTCTGCGTGCCAATCACGCGTTCGGTTATCTTTTGTTGCAATCCATCTCCTTTTTACATCAATTCCAGCGTCACGCGCGCGGTATAGCATATCCATTCTGCCTTTATTCTCCGCGCCAGTTACCATCGTTCTTGCGTTTCTGATAGCGGATTCGGCATTCATGCGCTCAACTTTTTGCAGCCGCTCGGCAATCTCCGGCATACTTTCGCCCCGCAAAATCCCTTGTAGCACCTCGGAATTCATTTTTTTGGTATTCCATCGCTTGTCTTTAGCGACATCCAATTTTCTCGTCGGCAAAAGGGATTTATCGGATTTGATAAGATTCGCAACCGTTCCGGCGTCCACAAGTTCAAACGTATATTTCGGCACTTCTCGCGAGATCTGATTGCCAAAAAAATTATAATTTGTTGCGTAAGTTTTTGGCAATTCTCCGTTTATGTAAGCAATAGCCATTTCATTTACTTGCGAAAGTTCTTGCGCCGTGCGCTCTACCATGCGTTTATAGTGATCGTTCATCAGCGTTTGCTCTCGTTGCGCGGACGCAAGCTCTTTGCCAGCTTTTTTTATCGCGTCTCTATCCCCGGATTTTTTAGCAGAATCATACGCGTCTTGCAAAGGCTTGATTTTTTTGGCTGATTCCAACATATATTTATTCCAAGACTTTTGCACTTCGACGTGTGCGCGCGAGTAGATACCACGGAGCTTGCGCTCCATGGCATCTAGCTGTTTATCCGTTTTCCTATGCGCGTAATCTGGCATTTATTTCACGCCCATTCATCTTCGTCAGTGTATATATGTATCAATGTTTCAGCGCGGCTGCGTGCGCCCGGCGCGGTAATTGTCCGTGTTGCAAGCAATGAATTCCATCTTGCGCCTCCTTTTACGTAATCGGTTCATTGATGGTAGCGATAACTGCCGATGCATCCGTGCAGATCAGACTTACGCGGATGTAATGCTCTGCGGATGCTGTGACCGTGACGATGTCTCCGCTGCTGGTAAAATGAAGATTATTCCATGCATACCCGTTGTATAGGTAGCCCGCGCTTATAAACATTGCTGTTGCGCTATATGCCACCGCTATGCTGTGCCCATCGTTCGCTGCAGGAAGGCTCACACCCTCGATACGAAGTGTATCGCCAGCTTTCAGGTGGATCAAGCTTGTAGCGTTCATATTTGCGCCAATCGTCGCCCAGCCCGCTTGCGCTTTGTTCGTACCGCTCCCTGCGCTCAACCTTGTGTCTGCGGAGATTCCGACTGTATCAAGGATGTTTGTAACGGTCGCAGCGCATGTAATTACGATGTTGCCCGTTACCTTGGAAATTGTGATCGTGCTACCGGAAACCGTAGACGCGGAAACGTCCGTTCCACCCATCGTGACGGTAATTGTGCCGAGCTTCTTGTATGTGCCGGTCGGCGAGAGCGTCGTGGTGTAAGCCGCGCCTTCTGCGATGGTATCTGCCGTGTTGGACGACGTGCAGTTGGTGAGATTGCGTGTGATGTTGTAAGTCACAGACGGTACAGAGGCCGCCGCAGTGATCGTGACCGCTCCCGTCACCTTGGCGATGTTGATTGCACCGCTGCCGGCCGAGTAAGCAGTGGCCGTGATATCCACGCCTCCCATTTTGACCACTACCGACGTGATCGTCTTTCCACTTTCCGCCGCAATGGTCGCGGTGTACGCCTCGCCGTAATCCATCTGAGACGCGGCGTTGCTGATCGTGCAGCCTGTGAGATTTTTGATGATCGTCTGATACCAGTGCAGCATATCGGGCGTTCCGTTGGTCATAGCCGCGCGGTAAGCGTTGATATCAGCCATCGACATACCGCACGTTCCAACCGCGAAGTGGACGCACTTGTCACGGAACGTGTCGCCGGAAACGGCATTGATCGCTGAAATCAGTCTTTTCCATTCGCTTTCATTCCGTCGGCGGGCGAGTGCGTCTGTCCCGGAACCGGAATAAAAGGTAGTCAGCTCATAATCCTTGTCGATATCAGACTGGCTCATGCCGAGCAAGCCCTCCAGCACACACGCGAGAGTGCCGGTACGGTCTGCACCCGCTGTGCAGTGAAAATATACCGGCTCCCGGTGCGTTACGGCGTCGATCACGCAGCGAAGATAGAGCTGCCACGTTGCAACCGGGGTCAGAGAGTAGGACGCTGCCTTGTCGGCAATCGTAAACCGCACATCGCTACCAAGCGGGGATTCCGTTGCGACCTCACCGTCGGACGGGTCGCGCCCCTCTCTGCCTCTAAGGTCGATTTCATGCTGCACACCAAGCTGCCCAACCAGCGCCGCCCGGTCTGCGGCAGAGATGCGCCCGCCGCGAATCAGCAGACCGTATTTCACCGTGCCGCCGTCGCACGCCCAACCGCCAAGATCGCGCACGTTCCACGCTTCGGCAGAACCGTCCCGAGTACGAATCCACCTCAATGCGTCCAGCGGTTTGAGTGTTCCGGCCTTTCCGCCCCCGGCGAATGGCGTGAGAACATTTGGCACTTCGTTGTAGTACGTAACGCCGCCAACCGTTTTTCCGATGGGCTTGTAATTGCTTATAACTGCTGTCGCGGGCGCGTATTTTACGATCTGCGACGTGCTGTAGTCGCTTGGGTCATAGGTCACGTTGGCCAGATAATTGTGCACCGCCTCTGGGCACTGATGCCACGCGACCTCCTCCGCGCCAGTGATGCCGCGCACCGCATCGCCCATCTCCGCGACTTTGTATTTCGTTGCAGTGCCGTTTTTCTCGCGGATAGCTGCTGCAATGTCCTGTACGGCGGTTTCTTCGTAGAGCTTTTTCATCTCAGTAGCTCACCTCCGTGCCATCAGGCAGGGCGGCTATGACGCTGTTGACAATCTCCTGCTTATCAGCTGCCGTCCAATAGTCCGTGCCTTTAACGGGCGTGTGACCGTCCTTGCCGGGCACGCCAGCAGGGCCGGTTGCACCAGCCGCCCCCGGTTTGCCATCCGCGCCATCCTCGACCGTGGCAATGGCCGCCCCGTCCACGTTGATTGTCGTCGTCTTGCCGGTCTTTGTGGCTGTTACCACTGGACTGTGGCCATCCTTGCCCGGAGCACCGGCAGGGCCAGTAGTACCCGGCGTGCCGGGGTCGCCCTTATCACCCTTTGGGCCGGGCTCGCCTCTTGGGCCTTGCGAACCGTCCGCACCCTTGAGCTCGGCCACGGCGATGAGATTTTGCCACGTGCTGCCGCTGTCCGTGCTATACTGCACGTAGCCGTCCGCCACGCGCAAGTCCATGCTTCCCGCGCCGCCTGTCAGTGCCACCTCGTTGATAGCAGCCACCAGCGTGTCCTTTGCCTCCGTCGTCAGGTCTGCAAGGTCGCCGATCTGTTTCTGCAAGTCGCCCAAAGTTTTCTGGTCTACAGGCGTAAACACATAGTCCGACGGTTTGTTACGCTTGTGGACTTCAAAAGTTTTTTCGATTTTTGTATAGCCATCATCTGGGTTCCCAGACCACGCAAAAACAACCAACGGAGAACAGGATTGCAAAAGCTGACCCGGGATGATCGCAAAACCTCCAGACACATCAACGTCAATCGTACGCCCGTAAAATCGATTCTGATAATGCACCCGCTTGATGCTTTCATCATCGATTACGACTTTTCGCCCGGTATCCCACTGATACAGCTCGCTACGACCGTCCGCAAGTTTAATCGTTGCCATCGCTGTCCACCTCTTCCCCATTGTTTTCAGGCTCAAATCGGTCAACTTCTTCGTTCCGCTTACGCTTGATGATTTCGTCAGCCTGTTCGCCAAGGCCAAGGATAAAGCAAAGCTGCTCCGTCACAGTTTCATCATCGAGATATTCAGCCGCTGACAAGATCATGTTGATTTCTTCGCTTTGATTGATAATTTTCGAACGCTTGAAACTCACTTCGTCTTCAATCCCCGCGATCGCAAGAATTTTTTGCACGAAATCAATCACGCAATATTCGTACATATCCGCCTTGCTATCAAGCGGCTGATAAGCTGCGCGAATTTCAGTTGCCGTTTTTGCCGCGGCTGACAAATCGGCAACGTTCAGGCACTGAAAATCTTCGTACAACCTCGTTTTGATTGTGGAAATCGCCGTGTCGGAAGCCTGGAACGGCGTTTCAACCGTGTGCGCTTCAACCTTTGCGCCGCCGCTTCCATCACCGTCAACATGGGCAACATGGACGGTTTTCATGCGCTCGATGAATTTCTGGTCGTCCTCGTCGTCCATGCCTCCGCAGTTTGTGATTGCCCAGTAAATGTAATTGCCTTCATCGACGTTGTTGACAAGGTTGCTGTTCAGAAGGTCAAAAGCATCAAGCGTTCCCTGACGGCCAACAAGTTCAGACTGTTTTTTATCGTTGCCATAAAGCGGGACAATCGGGAATGTGGGGTAATTATCCCCCTCGAACACTTCGGTGTTGTCCGCGGCGTCCTTCGCATCTCCACGACGTTTAATGATATAAGAGCGCTTCCCGCCATCATCGACGGATTTGATTTCCGTGCCATTCTGCGCGACGTAATCCGTGTATCCATCGATTTCATACAGTGTCGCTCTGAGCGGCTTATCTTCCGCGACCTGCCACCAGCGGATTCCGGCTTTCAACGCGCCGTCCATTTCATCATACAGAGGCACGAATTCGGTCAGCGAGAACACGTCCAAATGGTCATAATTCCAAAAGCCGAAAGACACGCCGCCGATAAGCGCCTCTTTTCCCGCCTTTTGCAACTGACTGTCAAATTCGTAGCGATTGCTATGCATTTCTTTTTCGCCGCCGGAAATCCGCTGTTTCGTATCGTCCTTGCCAAACATCGCGCCGTTGCCTAGAAGATACTGGTTTTCTTGCGTGATTGCGAAATTGAAAAAGTTTGATGCAATCTTATGGTTCGCGCTCCATGCATCCGCGTGTGCCTTCCCGCGGAGATCATAAAGCACTTTCTGATAATGCATAATTTTTGGATTCAGCCCGCGATAGTATTGCTCCGCAAGCGATGCGGTTTTATATGCAAAGCTGCTTTTGTGCTCTCCAATCGCCGCAAGAATGAAACCCATCCGCGCTGCTTCATTATCACCGAGCGCGATCAAGTCCTGATACGTCTTTATATTTACCACCCCGTTAACTCAAAATGGATTGATATTTTTCTACCGTGCTGTTTTTTCTCCACAGCCGCCGCACCTGGCTTGCCGCGCTATCGGGTGCATCATCGTGCTCGGCGTTCTCGTTGTAATCGCAAATCTGGTCGATAAATTCTTTATCAGTACCGCTTACAAAATAAACGTTGTTCCATTCAGCTTTCAGATACGACGTGATTTTAAGAAACTTGTTCATGTTTTCGTGGTATGTAACAGCACGTTCACCACGCTTGCGCAGTTCTTTCGCCAAATATCCTTTATCGCCGTTGTCTTCGCAGTAAATTCTACCAGCATTAAAGCGCTTGCGCAAGCCCTGTATCTCGTCGAGACAGTCATCCACGTGTTTACGCCACAAGCGCCCGTAAAAATAGTAATTGCCATCGCGCTTTGACACGATGGTAAATGCGGTATAGTCCTCTCCGCCGTATGCGGCATCGATATGGCAATCCCCCTGCTCAACAAGCGACGGATCACAATCTGTGCGCGGGTTGGAAAAAATAACGTCCTCTTCTGCTACGTGGCGCAATTCGTAGTTTGCGGCAAACAGAGAAGCGGTCATGCTTTCTTTGATTTGATTCAAATCTTCTTGCGGGATAAGCCCAGTTTGATAGCAATCAAAGCGCTCGATGTTTGGCATCAAAGTAAAAGCATCGTCTTTATGCCACGGCGTCCCAGTGTTATAGATTCTTCCGCCACGGTTTCGGATGTTCTGCAATTCTTGATACACCATTTTCGTTCGGTCGCGTTCTGCGCGGGAAATACGGTCATTAACGTTGACAATATCATCCGTAAAAACACAGTCAAAGTGTTTGCCGGTCAGGCTGGCTTGCGTGCCAATCCCGACAAGCTGTGATGTTCCCTTGATGTCTGTCGCAAGGTTTGTGTTTATTTCGGTCGCGGAAGAAACGGTCAACCGGAGTGGCGCATCATAAATTGACTGCACGAAATAAAGCGTGTGGGAATCAAGCAAAATTTTTTGAACCTGCTTGATAACCTCTTTCACGTCCGTATCTGTTTTTCGCATGAACAACGTCTTTTTTCGCGGCGTTAGAATAATGATGATAGCCAGCGCGATGGACACGCAGGTTGTTTTATAGCTACCACGGTGCGCTTGCAGCGTCTTATCTTCTTTGCCGCGCACCATGTCGATGATCCAGCCGTTATGCAGCTCAGTCAGCTTCGTGAACCCAAGCATATGCGCAAAAAGATAAGGTTTTTCCAGCAGAAAATTAACAGCTTGCTCCCGTGTCATTTACCATCTTCTCCACTTCGTCAATCACGCTTTTGTCCACGTCTGCAACCATGACTTTATCAACCGGCTTTTCACCTGCTGTGTCGCGCAGGACTTCAAACGCCTTGATATCGCCACTCATTGCCTTTTTCATCAGCATTGCAGACAGCATTTCAGAACCGGATTTTTTCCCTTGCGAAGTGTTATATTCCATCTGCATCAGCTCTTGCAGACACTCACGTAGCAATTTTTTCTTCTTTCGCGCCGTTTCTCCGAGCTTCTTCCGGTGTTGGTATTTTTAAGTTTTGAGGGTTCGCCGGCAATATGAATCACCCCTTTCAGATCGTTCAATCGCTTTTCTCCTGCCCATTTCGCGGTTGATATACTTAATCATGTCTCTGCGCAGCTTTTCGCTCTTTGTCGTCCGCACAATTCTCTTTGCTTCTTCAATCGTCATTCCCCAAGCCTCGAACAATTTCCCGCTCTCGCTCCGACAACTCCCAAATATCCGTGTTTACCTTCTCCGCCGCAGCCTTCTCCGCCGCAGCCTTCTCCGCCGCAGCTTTCTCCGCCGCAGCTTTCTCAGATAGCAAAAATCCAGATCCAAACAAACCTTTCCCAGACGCTTTCTGCGCATCAAGCGAGCGTATAAAATGCGTATCTCTTTCGCCAATTTCAAGGCTTACACCGTGAGCCGCCATATAACACAGCATCGTTGCTGTCAAAACCTCATCAGGATATGAATATTTCGGCAGTTCTCTGCGCAACTTTCTGAGATTCTTTTTGTTCTCGCCATCCAGGATTTCTCTTAAATCAGCAGCAGCGACGATCTTATTTTTACCCATGTTGGTAACAAATGACGTATTGATACACGCGCCGTTGTCGTAAACCACACTGGAACCGCACGCAACATAGTTTGCCGAGCCGCGCATAATTCCAAGAAGCGTAAGTGTTGGAGCGAACAAAAAGAAATTGATTCTCTTTCTTGTGTACCACTCGCAGATTTCTGAAATAATGGAAAAAGGCGGATTATCTATTACAACGCACCCAGAAGGATATTTCTCGCTTTTATAATCTCCGCCCGGATAAAATGGACGCACAATCGCGGCATCGCCAATTTTGTACTTCTCATCCGCCCAATCTCTTACTGCGTTGTAGATGTTATCTGGGGTGTAGCAATCGTCCGTTGTTTTCTTCGCTTCAAACTTTTTCAGAAACTCTTGATATTCTTCGTCATCGTCCGAAAGTTCCCCGCGCTCCATTCGTTCTCTAAATTCCTGTTCACGTTCTTCGTTAGTAAGTTCCGTTTTGTCGTCATCTGGGAAGCACCAGTCAAAATCAAACGCATCCAAATCCAGACCCGGCAGCTCATCAGCCAACAGGTCAAAGTCCCAATCGCTCTCGTTGCTTTTGTTATCCACCAGACGCAGGGCTTTCACCTGCTCCGGCGTTAGATCATCCACACAGACACACGGCACTTCTTTCATGCCGAGTTTCTTTGCCGCCAGAGCACGGCAGTGCCCGATAACAATCACGCCGTCACGGTCAATCACAATCGGCTGCACAAACCCATATTGCTTGATGCTTTCCGCAACATTCGCAATCTGGGTTTTATCATGCTTTTTCGCGTTTTTGTCATACGGTGTAATTTCGCGGAGTTTCTTATACACAACGTTCAATTTCATCACCCACGAATAAATTATATCATGTTTTTCCGGCGTAAGCAACAAGAAGCTGCCTGCCAAAAGACAGACGGCAAAAATTATAGATTGTAAAATGCATTGTAAAGCTCGTCAGCGTTTTCAATCGTTCGGTTGGATTTATATGCCTCCGATGCTTTTTTAATTCGATCGTTCAGGTCAAGCGCACTTCGCTCCAAAAACTTTACTTCACTCTTATCGCTCACATAAGCGCGAGAAAGCTGTTTTTTTAGCTCTACGCCGGTTTTTCTATCGATGACACCACTATGATACGCCTTGTAAATAATCCGCAGAGCGGTATAAAAACAAGCGTCTGCGATGTCAAGACCGCTCGGCATATCTTCATCATTCATCGCAGCGCGTTCAAACGGGAATTCAGTCGGCATTGTCGTCATCGTCCTTTAGCCACGAGAGCCAGCATTTCTTGCAATCTTTGCCCACGCCAAAACACCCGCCATTCCTATTATACCCAATAGGCGGGCATGATTCTTTGATTAACGCCACAAGTTTATCCGTAGGAATATAAACATAAGAGTGATTATTCATGCTTATCCTCGCTTTCTTTAGAGAACCATTTCAGCCAGCAAGCGCGGCAGCAATCCACAACAGAGCCATTATACAGCCCATAATACACGGCGTCATCTAAAAGCATACAATAGTCGTCTGGACTCCATGGCTGCAAATCATTGGGACAAGCATCTATTGCCAACCGAGTTAGCTTTTCTTCGTTTATTTCGTATTTAGCCATTGTCTTCTTAACCTTCTTCATCTTCGTATTCGTCAAGGGCATCTTTTACAATGCCGATGTTGGCAATAACCACCCGCATAAACGCTTCGGACATCAGATGGCACGCAATGTTAGCCAAATCTTCAGGTGACGCATTCGCATAGGCGACACACGTTGTGCCATCTTCCAGCAGCCCGCACAAAACCGCGTTCTGCGCTTTTCCTTCTGTCAGCTTTTTAATTCCATCTTCCAACATTTTCGCATAGGGGATTTTATCGTTCATTTTGTGCTTCATCCTTTCGGAACAAGATGAATATCTTTGCCTACACGTTTTCTTGTATCGGCATCATCCAGCTTGCAATCTACCATGATTTCATGTACGGCATCATGCAGAACGGACAGTCTTCGCGCATCTTCTTCGACGGAAATAGACTTGATGTATTCAACAATCAGCTTCGCGTCATTAAGTGTCCAATGCGGAATTCGTCCATTGCCGAACAGCCGCTTTCCAATGGCATTAACCGTTGCTGGTGAAAGCCCAAGCTCGTAAGCGATTTCTGCGTTTGTATAAATAACTTCACCTTTTGCGTTAATCATTTTCTTTCCTTTCTCCGTGCTTCATCGGCGTTCTTCATGCGGATAACCATCGCACATCGCAAAATTCTTTATATATTGACTTTTCTCGCCAATAATACATCTCAAAGCTGACTTGCTTGACAAGCTACACACACGATGCCAACCGTTTTCGGACAGGATGGCGCGTGCGTTAATACAAGTATCACAAAGCATTATTTTCGCACCCTCCGCGTCTCAGTCAACACTCCACCATCTTCGGAAGCTGGTTGATAGCAGTTAAACAATGCATCGTCAGTGTCACACACGCAGCACGGTTTACCGTCGCAAGCGCTCGGTGGGTAAAATACACAAGTATCGCAACCCATCACTCCACCTCCTGCATCCAGAACTCGCGGCAACAGTCATTGCATCGTTTTCCCTGGATTTTACACGCTCCGTCAGTATCCCTGTAGGCAGCAGAAATGTCCGCCGGGCAGGGTTGCACAACCCCATACTCGTCAAGAGCTGCCTCCGGCCACTGTTCCAAAAACACGGCCTGCCGCGTCTTGCGCGGATGCTCCTGCGACCATTTCTCGACGTCGGCAATATATTCCGGCGTTACATATCGGACAACATTACACGCAGAATCGCACTCCGGGCAATCAGCGCATCCATCTGCGCCGTCATTTTTCGTGTAGTAATCGCACATCCGGTTTCGTTCTTCGATAAATTTCAGCGCGTCCATCCTTACACCTCCGCATCTTTCGGCTTAAAAATCACGACCATGCTCGGGAACGGAGCGCTGTTTTTGCTGCCGCCGAATTTCAGCCGCCCGCGCACGAACCGTGTCTCGACGTTCGGCCGCTTATAGATATACGTGTGGAACCATCGCGTGTCCGTCCTCGCTGGCAACAACATGACGATGGTGTTGTTATTCACGTAGTTCTCGTAGCTGGCCTTTTGCACCCACTTGCCGATCTGCCGACCGTATGGTGGGTTGCACCACACCGTGCCCGGCCAGGGCTGTTTCAGTCCATCCTGCTCTCGCGTATAGTAACAGGGGCATTTGTGGTTTTGTGCGTCCGCGGCGGCATCCAGCGTAAAGCCGAACTCCGCGTCAAGCATGTCAAAAAAGTCCTGTGGGGTCTCCCACAAATCAGTCTTGCTGGAAAACAAAACGTCTTTATTCATCCTTACACCCCCGCGTCCCACCGCGCCTGCTGCATAAACGACAACTGCTGCCGTAGGTCGGCAATCGTGCGCTCCTGCCGCGCCATTTCGGCGGAAAACGCCAGCGCCTTGCGCCGTTCGTTGCAGATTATGGTTTCCGCTTTTTCCCGCAACTCATGCTCTTGCTCGGCGTAGTCGCACAATCTGCTGACAGCGTAGCGCGCTGCCGGCGAGAAATCTGCGCTCGAGCGCGGCCGGTTCAGCAGCTCGCGTACGCTTTCCACAGCGGGTGCGCCGTTATCATGTCTAGTTTTCATGTTTTTACCCCTCCAAATCTCTTTTTCGTCACGGCGATTGGAAACTCCTCAATCTCGCTTGCCCAGATCGCCGTCCCGGTGCCGTGTACATCTTCCCAGCACAGCGGGAAGCCGCCGATGCCGTCGAAAAGACTGCCGAGCGTCGCGCCCTCCGGCAGATAGGCCGCCATGCGGCCGAACATCCAGCGCCAGAACGGCAGTGCGATGCTGTTGCCGAGCGCCTTGTACCGTGCGCTGTCGGATGTCTTGCGCTTTTTGCCGGTGCTGTCGGTATAGTCGCCGATGTCCGTCCAGCCATCCGGAAATCCCTGAAGCCGTTCACATTCCAGCGGGGTCAGACGCCGCACGACCATGCGATGCATAAGCGTTTCTTCCGCACCGCCGCTCGCGTGCGCTCGCAGTGTGCCATATTGTTCTATATAGGCATTGCATTCTCCGTCAATTCCGATAACCAGATCCGTGCTGTCCTTGTAGTCCCGCTGTTTGCACGCGCTGGCAACGTCAGCCCGGCGGTAATCGCCAAAGCCTTGCATCTGATACGTCAGCGGCACTTGATTTAAGACCGCCGGTTTATTTCCACCGCTCATAGCCGTAAGCGTGGGGGACTTTTCCACCTCGTAGCCTACGCTATGCGCCGACGTAGCAGCTCCCAGCTTAAAGCCAGCGCATGACGCCACGGCCTGGCGGTCAACGGTATTGAGGGTGAAAGACACATCCTCATTGATGCCGTCACCCTGTGGGTCGTTTTTGTCCTCTCTGCCGATCATGCTGCCTTGCAGCGCGTAAGACACCACGGCGATCCCGCCCTGATTGCAAGCCGGATTCCCACCGTTCAGGTCAAGCGTCCGGCTGGTGTCCGCCACATACACACCGCTGTGCGGGTTCGATGATTTCATGCTGTTGCTGGCGTAAGAGCAGATGCCGTATGCCGCGCCCTGAAAAATCGTCTGGTCATTTCCCGTGCCTAGCGTGTCGGGCTTCTCCGTCTGGATCAGCGCACCTTTTCCTCCTCCGTCACAGCCACCCCTGATGCGGACTGCATAAGAAGCACCTGCTTCAGCACCTCCGGCAGGTCTTTCCCCCGCCTCGCCGCGCGGTTCAAGATCCCCTGACACGCCCGTGCGCTCAAACAGTATTTCGTGTGCGGTGTCGCCTCCAAAATCTGCGACAAGCGCGATTCTACGGCGGCGTTGGGGGACTCCCCAGTATTGCGCATCATGTACTCGCCAAGCCACGCTCCATCGTCCGTCCACGTCGCGGTATCCCCCCCAGGTAGGCCAGCCTTTTGCAGGCACTTCAATACCGGGGGCTTCCGGCTCGACGAGGCGGATCGTTTCCTCGAGCACGGCCGCGAAGTCCCGGCCTTTGTTGCTGCTGAGCGCTCCCGGGACATTTTCCCACACCATGTATCTCGGGCGAATAAGCTCTCCTGACCGGCCAAGTTGTCTGTCATGCTCCCGCATCTCCTTTATCACTCTGATTTGCTCCATAAACAGGCCGCTTCGCGCGCCTGCGAGACCGGCACGCTTACCCGCAATGCTCAGGTCCTGACACGGGCTCCCGCCCGTCGCGCACCACACCGGCTCGATTGCCGCGCCGTCGATTTTCGTGATGTCACCGAGGTGATTCATCATGCCACCCCCAGTGCCGTGAAAATCACGTGGAACAGCCATCCGGCCAGCGCGATGCCGCCGAGGAAGCTCGCACAGACGATGCCGTCCTCGATGCCCCAGATGATGTATCTGCGCGCCTTTGCCCGCGCGCGCGGATCTCCGAATACCTTCATTGTTGTTTCTCCTTCCCGGGCGGTCTAGCCGCCAATCGTTTCAAGCAGCTCTTTTGCAAGGCGCTTCATTTCAGCTTTTGCGGTTTTCTGTTCATAAATGGTCTTGAAGCACATATTGCCCTGAATGTGTGCAATCTCTTTCAGAATATCCATAGCTTCTTCATTTGCCGCGATTTCAAAAATCTGTTTCTGCGTCATTTCAATTTCCTTTCTGCCTGTTGGCTCTATGTTTTCCCTTTGATGATTATAATATACACTATTTCGCCGCGCTTGTCAATACTTTTTTGAGAAAAAGCAAATTTTTTTGTAACCAACTTTTTTACCAAAACAATCATGGTTACACAAAAAACGTAGTGTTTTCAATGCTTTGACGGCTTTTCGTGGTGTAACCAAAACCGAGAAACCACGTTTGTATATTATATATTTCTAAAATAAAAAATATATCTTTTTTGTTTTTATAAAAAGTTAGTTACATAGTTACAAACTACATAAAAAGTAGTAAGAAATATAGTAATATCAATGCTTTGAGGGGTGTAACTAAGTGTGTAACTAAGTGTAACTAAGTCGGCCAAAATGCCGATTTGGTTAAAGCGGCAGCTCGTCCTCGGCCTGACCGGAAACGCGCTTCCAATACCTTTGAACGCCATATTCGCCCATTCTTTTCGCGCTCGGCTGCTTTTCCCAGTCTGCGAAAGACTGCATAATGAGACTAATGTCCTGCGATTCCTTGCGCGTCGGTTTGAGCGGGTCGCTGTGAAGGGCTTCCCGCCAAAGCTGAATAATACAAACCTCGTCCTTGAAATCAAGGTATTCCTTTATAAGCCCGATTCGGTAATCATCCTCGACGGCACGGTCTTGTGCAGCGCGGATTTGCGAAACAAGCGAACGGTCTGCATACGGCGCTAAATTTCCCGAAAAGTACAAATTCAGCGCCTCTGCCCAACACTGCCGAATGTACGCTTTAATTTCGTCCTTGTGTTCAAAAAGTTCGTACCCGCTCTGATTGACTTTCACCGGATAGAAACGGCGGTTCCCGGTTTTATCTGTCAAAAACTGTTCTTTGTTTGTCGTCCCGATGAAGATGCATTGGCGCGGATGGTCGGTAACACGTTTATCAAAAGGCATTCTATAACGGTCATTTTGCCGCGTCAGATAGCTTTTAACAGCTTCCTGCTCTTTTACACGCGTCATTGCCAAAAGTTCCGATACTTCGCAAATCCACGCCCCCTCGACCGCTTCAATGCCGCGCTGACCGTCAAATTCGTTGACCTCTGAAAAATATTCGTCCTCCAGTGCCAGCCATCTAACTAACGTGCTTTTGCCCTCGCCTTGCTTCGTGCCGATCAGTACCGGCATATCGTCAAATTTACACCCAGGATTATAAAGCCGGTTAATTCCACCGGCGAAAATCAGGCGGCTGACCTCGCGCGTGTATGGCGTGTCCTCGCACTTTGTCCACGTGTGCAAGAAATCATAGATTCGGCTCTGCCCGTCCCATCTGATATAGCCCACAATATCCCGGACAGGATGATACCGGTTCTCAGCCATGACGATACGCAAAGCATCATCCGATTTTTGAACGGAATGAAATCTATACTTTTTCTCTATGTATCTCCGCATTTCTGCGTCGTCGGCATCCGTCCAGCGTTCCATCTTACCATCAACCAGTTTTTCCGGCGAGTATGTAAGTTCGTTAAATTTTAGCCCCGCAAATTTCGGGTCGTTCTCCAGTACTTGGAGAAAGTTGTCCACGCTCGAAAGCGGCCTACCATTAGCGTCGAAATCCAAGCTAATCGCAGACCGTTTTTTTGCATTTTCCCGTGTGTAGTCAGCCGAAATCTTATCAAGTGCTTTTGTATACGCCTTAAAAAGCTGCTCAAACTGCTTTTGGATGCCCAACTGATTTGCTTTGATAATCAGCGCGGTTGATAGCCTTATGCGCTCTTCCTCCGGCTCTTCGGCCAAATCATCAAGCATATCAACCCGCAGCAGATCAAATGGGTTTGTGATTTTTTCGATTTGCTCCAAACTAAGCATTTTCCCTTATCTCCCTTTCTGCCAAATATAGATCGTATTCTGCTAGGTCTTTCCTCTTTAGCGCGTTCGCATATTCCTCCGTAATTGCGTCCCCCTCCTTTTTGGGCTTCTCGTCCGTGATTGTATCGTCGATTTGTTTCCACGCATCAAATTTCGCCCAAAATTCGCGCTCTAAGCGCTTTTTATTTTCTTCTCGCGTCTTTATACTATTTTCGCGATCAGCCCTTATGCGGTCAAATTTATGCTTCTGACGCATTGTCATTTTTTCACCGATAGGATAACCAAGCGAAAAATCCGCGTTAAGTTTCTCAACCGCTTCCTTGAATCCAAGGCCAAAATAGTCACGAACGAATGATATAACGTCCCCTGACGCGCCGCAAGTGAAGCAGTGATAACCGCCAGAGCCGGGATATATGTGCATTGACGGATGCTTTGTATCCGTGTGAAACGGGCAGCACATCTTCCTCGATCGGTTGATGGTGAAACCATAATACCGCAGCACGTCCTCGGTCGCAAGGCTGGATTTTATTTCTTCCGCGATGGTATACAGATAACTATACATTTTTGATTTCCTCCCCGAAATGGTAAAAAATATGGGAATACCCGCAGGCCGAAAGGTGAAAGCCTACGGGTACTCCCAAAGAGAAACCAACAAAAAGGAGATAAAAAAAGAAGAGAACCACTTGTCCGCGTCGAACTCATGGACAACATTATAATACTACATCGCCCACGTTACGTCAAGTAGTTTTTTTATTTTTTTTACATCCCCCGTTGAATTCATGGCACACACCGCCCTGATAGGCGCAAGATGGTACGAGTAGCCCTGTAAACTCTGGGCACACTTTCAGCACCTCACGGCACATCTTTTTCACAACCTCGCGCGTTTCTGGGCTGGCCATGTTGCAAAGCCGTTTGTTTGCGATGATTTGCAGCTCTTCTGCGTTGAGATACCAGATCATATCAACCGGCGCGCCCTGCGGGGCTTTCGTGCGGTCATAATCGCTCTGCCGATCGTTGCGCTGGCTGCGCACAAACGGCTGCGCATGGACGTGTCTGCACAGATGCACACTCACCCAATACGGCAAATCGGTGATACGAAAAGCGAACTGCAACGTCCTGATCGGGCTGTGCCGCGCCTCCAAAATTTTGCTTTTCCACGCCTGCGACGGTTGCTTCACAGGGTGCTTGCCAACGGTAACAAGCGTACATTCCTTGCAAAACATCCAGTCGGCGTCTGACGGATATTTAATCAGCTCAACGTTCATCGGCAGAACCTCTCTTCAAATGACGGCTTTGCGACATATCCCGTCAGATCATCAAGGCTGACGTGCAGCGCGTCTGCGATTGCGATCAACATGTTTAGCCGTGGCGATACAAGCCCGGCCTGATACTTTGACAGCGTTGCGCGGCTAATGCCGGTTACGTGCTGTAGCCGATTGAGCGAATACCCTCTTTGCTCCCGAATCTCTCGAAAATTTTCAGTGAACGTTCCCATCTTTGCCCTCCAGCTTTGAAATAATCTCACGCATTCTTGGTGCAGAAACGCATCTGTCAACGATTTTACCACTATTATAGATAGTATACCCGCCGTTCTCAAAAATGGCAGATATGCAAGTTTTTACGTCTGTGGCGGTTGCTGATGTCTGCGCCTTTTTGCTTTGCATCCGCGCGGGAATGTCCATCATCTCCGGCCGCTTTTCCTCCGTCCACGCGAGGCCGCAGAGATTCCAAATAGCGGCGATCAGATGATCTTCATCGGTTTGCCCGTCCATGTATTTGACAAAATGCCGCATTGCGCTGTCGGCAAAGCTGTGCGTCGGGATTCCTTTTTCCCATCCTCTTTCTTCATATTTTTTTGCTCCGGCTTCATAATGTTTTGCGAGACGCATAAGGACGCACATGGGGAGCAGGTCAAATCGGCCTTTCCCATCGTGCATATCCCTAACCGCACCGGTGTCAAACATCGTCCTTTCTCCACTGTCCTTAATCATTTTTTACCTCCACTTCGCCAAAAGCCTGTTCAAACGTCAGGCCGGTAACGGCAAGGATTTTTTTGATTTCGTCGATTTTAAGTGCACTTTTTCCTGCAAATTTTCCTCGCCATCTTTCGGTCGAGCCGGGGTTGTAAACATATCCCATCATTTGCAGCAGCACGGTTGTGTTTACACCGTTTCCATTCATCCAATCGCGCAGCCCGACATAAATGCACGTTTTTTCGCCGCAAAAACGGTAATGTTTCGCGTTTACTCCGGCGCAATATTGCGATACGCGCTGCTTTGTAACGCCGAGTTCATCTGCAATTTGTTGGAATGACATACCGTTTTCGCGCATTTTAATCGCAATTTCTCTGTTTTTTGTGTATTTGTAATTCCCTTTTCGCTTTTCTTTTTTTATCTCCTCGCATCCCGTAGGCGTGCGAGTTTCAAAATTCACTTTGCAATCGCTCCTTTGCTTCTCGATATAAAATATCGTGTATTAATTTTGGCGTTGTATCTAGCTGGCAAAAAACAATATGTGCATCATATCTTGCAGACCATGCGAGCAAGGATGCAATCAGGGCTTGCGGCAGCATCTTCGACCGATATCGTCCGGCGTATGCTTTTTCCCAGCTCGCTCCCTCAATCAGCAGATACACCCGCTCTTCTGATTGCTTTAACCGCTCAAACTCATTCACGAACCTCTGCCGGTTTTGGCAAAAATTCGAGCATATCTCGCTCAACGACATTTTCCGTTCGATGCAACACGGTACGCGCCATTTTTGATCGCCCGGAAGCGAAAACACGGCAGAATAGTCGCCGCTATCCAGCTTCACGCGCTCCCACGGAACGCCGAAGGAATTCCATCTTTTGACGGCCTCCGGCGTTTCGTGCTCTCTGCTATCAACCATGATAGTCATAGTCGATAGCGCTTTTTGTATTTCAGGTGGGGTCACAATCTTGATTAAAACGGGAGGTCTCCGTCATCCTCTGCCGGAAGCTCCGCGAACGTCGTGGATGCCTGCACATTCTTTTTCAGCGGACGATCTTTCATCGGCTTGTAATTGCCATCGCGGACGGCCTGAGCGTCAAGAAACATACCGCACTCGGTTGTCCATCCGGTGTTACCGTTGAATTCCCACTCGCGGTTACGGAACAGCACGCCAACGGTCTTGCCTTTCAGGCCAGATTCGTTCCAGTCCCAGTGATAGCCCGGGTTGCTCTGCTCGATTGCCCACATGGCATTACCAAACTGCAGCTTCTGGCTGTCAACCCACTGGTTGCTTTCGTCGGGCACGGTCAGCCGGTAATTGCCTTTCCACTTCTTGTCCTCGTTTTGGTTGTTCTTCCACTCTTCCGCGAAATGGTTTTTGTGGTCGCCCTCAGCGATGTCGAACGAGATCACAAGCTGTTCGCCCCACGAGTAGGTCTTTACCTCAGCGCCCATGATTTTAGCGACATAGCCGCCAGCCGGAAGAGGTTCGCTTACACGCATAGCCTCTGCTTTGTAACCATCAAATGCTTTCATTTTTACTTACCTCCGTATTATCAATTATTTTAAGCGGACACTTGCCGCCTACATACTTGTTTGGATATGCCGTTGGCTCTTTGTTAAGCTGGCACATCCGCTCATTGCTTGACAAGTACGGGCACTGGTGGCAGCTAATGTCTGCCGCTCCGCGCTTGTCGACGGGGAAAAACACGTCAACTGTGGCAGTTGCGTGGACATAAGACGTGATGCCGGAATCGAAATCAGGCATCTTCTCTGTCTCCCATCTGCCAGTACTCTCGGATTGCGTCGTCAACCGCTTTCAGATCGTTGTCAATCAGATCGTGCTCGAACATTCCCATCGGGCTTTTTACCGTGTCCTGGCCGCTGTTATGCGTTGCGAAGTAATACGCGCCGTCCTGCACGACGGTTTTCAGCACGATTGTAAACTTGCCCTCCAGCGTGACGTAATTGTCAAGCATCTTCCCGATGGTTTTAAAATGCTCCGACCCATCGTCCTTCTGATCGCTGTGGCCGATAAAATACACAATCTTATCATCCGGGAGCTGACCGCACACATCAATCAAGTTGTTAAAATCGCACGCGAAATCGGTGTACTTCTGATAACCCGTCACCTTGGCGTTGCGCATGAACGCATTAACCATCAGATAAGTCGCATCATCAATCACGATTGACTTCTGCGGCGCGGCCTTAATTGCCCGCGTGATAGCGGCGTAATTGTCGCTTTTGAACGTTTTCAGGTCGTTTCTAAACGGCAAAGGCTTCCCGGACACGTTGACGATCGCCACGTCATCTCTCCCGAAGTTACGCAGGCTTGTGGACTTCCCTGTGCCGCTCTGCCCGTATACCATGCAAAGCACTGCCATATAATCACCCTTTCTTATGCTCAGCGCACCAGTCGCCGAATCTCCCTTTTTCGCAGATGTCGTCGATGTTGAAGATAAAATCCTCCAGAAGTTTCATCTGGTAGTACGCGCCGCCATCTCCTTGTTCATACCGAAGAACGAAGTCATAGTATTCTTTCAGCATAACCAGCTCCAACGGCGTTCCGATTCTCTCTGGCACGGACGATTTCCAGCACTGATCGAACATATACTGCGCAAATAGCTTCTCGTCCAGCATATACGCGAGCGCTGTCTGCGGTGTAAGCATATCCGCTAGACAGTCGAAGCAGTAACCGCCGAACAATTCATCATCGAGAAACTCTCCGCCGCATCTCGCGCAATGCATCGTCTCTCCGTATGCTTCTTTGCACACAGGGCATCCGTCGTGCCAGCCGTCGTCCTCTTTCCATCTTGCCTGCTCGCCATCGCCGAAAACGTGGCCGCAGTTAAGACATTTGTACATTCTTTTTACCTCCTTTTCTTGCAAAAGAAATGAACTCTTCTGCGGTCATTTCCGTTTCAAGCAACCCAAGATACAGGTCGATGCCTCCGGCTCTGATTTCTTTGATACACCTTTCTTCTTCCCTTCCGCCACTTTGGATGTCAAAAGCCGCTGCGCGAAGCACATATAGCGCAAGGTCTTTGACGCCGGATGCGTTGTCTTTCGCTTTTCTTGGCAAAATATCATCTCCTTTTAACTTTGTAAGTATAATATACACTATAAATGTGTGTTTGTCAATACATTTTCACAAAAAATATACAAAATCCATACGAAATTCAGACCTTTGCTTGCTTTCATTTTCCATCCACATGAGATACCATGGAAGCAGAAACGAGGTGCTATCATGGCATATTACAATCAGTATATGAATCCGATGCAATATAACAATCCGTATATGGATAGGCTTAACGCGATGTCGGCGCAAAACCAGATGAACACCCAGCCGAACCAGATCATCCGCGTGAATGGGCTTCCCGGCGCGCAAGCCTATCAGATGGGCGCGAACGCTTCCGTCGCGCTGTTTGACGCGAACGAGGATTATTTTTACATCAAGAGCACTGACGGCGCGGGATTTGCATCCATCAGGCGGTTTAAGTTTTCCCCGTGTGACGATATGCAGTCAGCCGCTCCCACCGAAGACTATGTGACGCGAAAAGAATTCGACGAATTGAAAGGATTGGTGCTAAATGGCAAGCAGCATCTTCGGGCCGAACCCGATGCAGCAGATGCAGGCGGGAAATAACCCCATGCAGATGATCGCGCAATTCCGGCAGTTTGCGAAATCCATGACACCGCAAAAAGCCCAGCAGCAGATCGAGAAAATGCTCACGTCCGGCCAAATGTCGCAAGCGCAGTTTGAAAGCCTGAAACAACAGGCGCAGTCTTTTATGCAGCTTCTCAAATAAAAAAGGGCGGCTGTCTCGCCGCCCTCTGTGAAGATTGCCTTAGAATCTGCTTCCCTCTCTCACGACGATTTCTTCCTCGCAGAAGTCATCGTCCTCGCGGCAGACACAAATTCGGATTTCTTCTTCCGGGAATTCCTTGCCAAGCTCTCGCGCCATCTTCATGGCCTCGCGCTTAACAGTGCTGCCGTTGTCGCTTGCAAAATCGTTGCCGTGCTGGATTGCGTAAAACTTCTTACTCATTTTAAATTTCTCCTTTTTTTAATGTTTTTTGTTGTTTCCCTCTCTGTGATTATACAATAGCACATATATGCGTAAATGTCAACACTTTTTTGATAAAAAGGCAAAGTTTTTTGAAAATAATCGGGATGTGCACACCGATTATTAAATAAATCGAAAGGAATGATTATTCTGGATAATTACAGTCTTTCTGACCTCCGCGCTGCTGTCGATGGCGGCAGTGATGGTATCGGTAACAGCGGTGCTTGGTGGATTATCATCCTGTTCCTGTTCGTCTTTATGGGCGGGGGCGGCGGCTTCTGGGGCAACCGTCAGGGCGAATTTGGTCAGTACGCGACTGCCGCCAGCCAGCAGGAGATTCTGTTCGGCCAGCAGTTCGGCCAGATCAACGATCGCCTGACTAACATCGGCAACGGCATCTGTGACAGCACGTTCGCGCTTAATAGCTCCATCACCTCGGAGGGCCGCAACCTGTCCGCACAGCTCGCGCAGTGCTGCTGCGACAACCGTCTTGCCACGGCGAACCTGTCCGCTCAGATGAACCAGAACGCTTGCGACATCGCCACGGCGATCCACGCCGAGGGTGAAGCTACTCGCGCGCTGATTCAGACGAACGAGATTCAGGCTCTCCGCGACAAGGTTTCCAGCCTTGAGATGGACTCTCGTTTTTGCGGCGTTGTCCGTTACCCGATGAGTTATACTTACAGTGCTGGTAATTCCCCGTTCTGCGGTTGCGGCTGCGGCTGCGGGAATAACATCTAAACCATGTTGCCGGTATCGGCAACATAGTAACGCCCTTTTAGGCGAGGTTATTGGGGCGGCAATAGCTGCCCCATTTTTTCATATTATGAAAGGACTGATTATATGAGTAAATCCGCTATCTACACAACTAACACCAGCGCACCGGCGGTTGCTGTCGACGGTATCATCCCGGTTGGCAACACCACTCGGCGTTATGGATGCAACATCAAGCAGGATGGTAACGCCATCACGCTTTGCGGCAATGGGTACTATTTCGTGAACGTTTCCGCAACGGTTACGCCCGCAGCGGCCGGAACTGTGTCTGTCACTGCGCAGAAAGACGGCGTCGCAATCATCGGCGCAACTGGTTCGGAAACTGTTGCCGCTGCCGCGACGGCCGTCAACATTGGCCTGACTGCCATCGTCCGTAACGCTTGTGGATGCGAAAGCTCCATCCTGTCGTTCGTCCTCGGCGGCGCGGCATCGGTCATCGATAACCTTGCGGTTACGGTCGTCAAACTGTGAGGCACGTCATGAAAATTATCGAAAAACTGTCAGAAATGGTCGACGAGGAGATTGACGACGCGGGAAAGTACGCAAAATGCGCTATCAAGTATAAGGGCGAACGTCCCGAACTTGCCAAGACATTTTACGATCTCTCAACCGACGAGCTGAGACACATGGCGCTGCTGCACGCGGAAGTTGTGAGTATCATCAAGGAGTACCGTGCAAAGCACGGTGAGCCGCCAGCGGAGATGCAGGCCGTATACGACTATTTGCACGACAAGCAGGTAGACAAGGCGCAGGAAGTCAAAAACGCGCAGGCAATGTACCGCGAGATGTAAAGAGGGCGTGTATGATTGATTATTCCGAAATCGAAAAGACGCTGCTCGAATCGGAAGCTAATTACGATACGTCTTTTGCAGCGTTGAACAAAATCGCTCCGCTGTATTGCGCGATGCTTTATAAGATGCTTTCTTCGAAAACGGCAGTTTCTCAGCCAGAACCGCTTGGCGTATCAGGCGATAGCGATTTCCTGTCTGCGGTTTCCGGCAAGAACAGCGTTGAGATTTTTGCAATCATGGATGAGCTGATGGAGACAATCAAAATTATTAACGGAAAGTTATACACAGCCGTCATGAAAAAGCTGGACGCAATCGAATAAAAAATAGCCGCCTGTAATGGGCGGCTATATTATTTGATATGTCTGTATAGCTTGTTCTGCGCCTTGTACACGATGGTTTTCGTATGCTGCGTGCTCAAATCGAATTCTGATGCAAGCTGTTCAAAGGTGCGGCCATCGAGTAACCTGCGCTTCAAAATCTCGCGGTCTCGCTCATTGAAAATATAGCTATCAATCAAATGCTCCCATCGCTGTCGGCTAAAATCGAATTCGTCAGTCGGTTTCGGCAAGGTAAGTTACCTCCATGTTGACCATCTTTGCAAATTCGATTTCGCGGCGCACGCCCTCGCTCACCTTGGACGCGACGATTAGAGCATCACACACCGATAGCAAATCAAGGCACAATTCCATTTCCGGCTCATGCCCGATCTCGTCGTATCCCATGTGTGAGAAGACCAACAGCGGGCAAACGTAGCAGTTATTTTGGTCTTCCATCTGCAAGTCATGTGTGATTTTTGCAGCCTTGCGAACATTTTCCGGGTCTCCCTGATAGCAGTGCGAAACATAGTACACCATGTAATCACCTCACATTGTGATAACGATATCTTTGCGTTTTCCGCAAAGCGTCATGGTCTGTAGGGCGTGGGATGATGGGATGAGCATTTTCTGCGCCGCATAGCCGCCAAAGTCAAGCCAAGCGGTCGAAGAAATTACCTTGAACGGCTTGAAGCTTATTTTGTTGTTGAACTTGTCAACCACGATTTTTGCAGGCTGTGAAATCATCGGCTTGTGAGTGTGGCCGACAATCAGCGCGTCAACGCCATCGAGAACATACCCAAAACGCTCGTTTCGATTGATTGTGCCACCAGATAGGATACCTCCGCCAGCGCCGCGAGTTACGCAGATGCAGTAAGTCGGGTTTTTCTTGCCGTCACCGTTCAGCTTTCCAATCTGGATTTTGACGAACGCCATATTTTCGCGGTAAAGGTGCTCTAAATCCAGCTTGCACATGATATCGTACATCGGATCGTCATCAATATCTTTTCCGCTTCGGCGTTCATGATTCCCGCTGACCGCACACAAAATCCGATCAGAAATTGGTTTGAGCATTTCCGCCATAACTCGCTTTTGCTCTCGTGGCCGCATGGTTTCGTCGAAAACATTTCCAACCGAAGTTTTTACGGTGTTGTTAATCAAGTCGCCGCCGAGTGTGATATAAACATTCGGCGTTTTTTCCACCATAGCGCAAAAATCACGCCACTCTTTCGCCATGTGTTCGGCCGCGCCAAGATGCACGTCGCTGATGGGAACAATGGTCAAATCCTCGTTTTTCGGGAATTTATGCTGAATGATTTCAAAATCGGAAAGCATCATTTGCTCCCTTTCTTTCTTTTTGGGGCTTTTACGCGGCCAGTGCCGTGGCAGATATTACACTTGATATAGCCGGAGCTGCCGCCTGTTTTTCGCTTGCGCGTTCTAACGATTGTCTGTTTAGCCATTGATTATATCGCCGTCATTCCCGACGTAGTTATTATAACCATCGTCGTTTTCTTGTGTGATTGTCACCGAATCTTCAAATTGCGATTCATACGCAATCCAAAAAATGTTTGTTCCGACAAGCAGAATGATTGTCATAATCAGTGCAATCCAAAGCCGCTTTATAACGCGCTCCAGCCGAGACATTACCCCTTCGTGCACAACATACGGAACATTAGGCGGGTCCTTTTTTGCTTTGCAGGTGTTGCAATCCGGCATTTTATCAGCCTCCCAAAAATACTTTAATCAGCAGCGCGATAATACCGGCGCAGATGCCGGTTGTAAGCCAGTTATTTACCTTCATTCGCTCTTCCAGCACGGCAAATCTGGTCGAATCTTTTGCCAGCTTACCGCCGATGCCGTTGGTCACGTCGTTGCATTCCTCGCGGGTAACAAAAATCTTTTCTAAACGCTCAATATCATTCTGGTCGATCATGGTAAAAATTCCTCTCTATTCAAAATATATCAAAAAAGGGCGTGAAAATCAACAAAAATCTTCACGCCCTATATTATTTATTAGTATTTTTTAGGCTTATCATAGCTCATAGCCCGCACGCTGTCGCTGACTCCGGCCGTCGTTGGATCGACCACGATGCCGAGCAGGCACAAAATGTTGATGACCATGCTGATGATCGTCGTCACCTGATCCTGTGACACACGCGGCACGACACCGCACACGCCGAGCACCTGATACACCAGCGCCACCAGCGCCATGACGAGCGCGGTCAGCGTCGCTTTGTTCTGTAGTCTAAGTTTCCAGTTAATTTTCATATGTAGTACCTCCGTTACTTTCCGTCAATCATTCGCTGACACACGATCATCGTGCGCAGCATATCCATTGATACGTCCAGCTTGCCGTGCTCATTGCCTTTCAGCGCGCCGCGGTCGATAAGCCGCTGCGTCTCCTCACGCGCCCAGCCGGGCACGTCGTCGATCGTGGCATATTTTGGGCCACGCGCATCCGCGTACCGCTTGCCGATCACCATGCCGCGCACCATGTCCCGCGATAGGTCAATGCATCCGTGCTCGTCACCCTTTAGAGCGCCCTCGTCCATCAGCGCGCGTACTGTGTCCTGCGCCCAATCGGGCACGTCCTCGATTTTACTGTATCGTACCATATCATCATCCTCCTCATCGTTCGGGTGTTCCGGCGTCAGCGTGGCCAGAAATGCCGTCCACTGCGCCGGGTCATCCACCCACGGCATGGGGCAGCGCTTGCCCGTCACGTCGTAATGCCGCAGTACGTGGTCTGTGTCGATGCCATAGCGCTGCATAATGTCTTTTGCCAAGTTCGCGGCGTTGGCCACGGTCTCCGGCTTGATGTAATAGCTGCCGCCGGCGCGCTTGCGGCTGCACATCTCAATGCCGATGCTGTTGGCATTGCGACACTCTGGATGCCAGTACGCCCGCGCGCCGCAGTGCCACGCCGTGTCGCCCTCTCGCACGGACTGCATCGCGCCATACTCGTCCACAAAATAGTGCGCGCTCGCCTGCAGGCCGCTCGCGCGGTGATAGTAATCGCAGTTGTTACGCGCGGTGTCGCCGTTGTTTGCCGTGTAGTGCATCACAATGTACTGCACCGGCCGTGTGCGCCCAGAACGGTAATTGTCCGAGTTGCAAGCAATGAATTCCATCAGCTCTTCGCCTCCATTTATTTGTACTTGCCCATGACATAGTAGCTGATCTGCGGGTTATTAACCGTCGCGTCGGAAGCTCTTACGCACTGATACGCCGGGGCATACGTCAGTCGCGTGCCTGTGTCATTTTCGGTGTTTGTGGCAAGCCAGATGTTGCCACTTCCAACCGTTGGCGTCGCCGATACGATCGGGTTTTCAACAAAAGCAAACGGATATTGGCGTGCTGCTTTATTTTCTGCGATACCCATCCACGATGCTGTATACAGCGAACCCCATGTCTGCTCTGTCATTTTCAGTTTGTCCGTATCGAACGTAGCCCACATCTCTGCGATGCCGGATGCCCACTTACGCCAAACCCATTTTCCGGTTGTGCCCTGCTCGATAACATAATCAACGCCAACACCGCCGTAATCGCCGCCGAAAGATCCGCTAGACCCGCCGCCAGATGATATAATGCTTGTGATGCTGCCCCTTTTCGCGCCGAGAGTAATTCTAGAATTTGAAAGTTTTACCAAGTCGGTCGAAATGCTATTTACCACCATCTCCGCATCAATCCCATGCGGGGGAGAAAGCACACGAACAGAATCGCCGACTTCAAACGACGAAATTGATTTATCGAGGTTGTGCAGGTCAATCGCGGTCAAGGTGATGGTGTTGTTCATCACGGCGTATCGGGTTAGATACGCCTGCCCATATGATTTTACAACAGACGGATCGTCGCTGTCAACCTGTATTGTCTTGTCTACGCGCCCATAGCGCAACTCGACTCCTTCGTTTTGTAGGTACGCCTTGCCGTCGTTAACGCTTGCAATCGTAAGCCCATCTTTTCCAAGCGGCCAAACTCGTGTTACGAGTGTACCGACTTCGAGCTGCCCCTCGATGTTAACCAGGTTCGATCCAAACGCGATTTGCTGGCTGTTTTCTTTTCCGATTGTTTTTGTGTAGTTGATATACACATCGCCGCCGATGTAGGATGCCCAGATATAGCCTCCCTTGTCCGACCTCAGCTCTTTCAGCAGTTCAAAAATGTTTTTACATTCTGTGCCGTGTGAAACCGAAAATGTTTGGCTTTCAAACCCGGTAACTTGCCCGACTTTGATTTCTTTGTCAGCAGTAACACCATCGTTGTAATTTTTAACAATGGCCGCAACATAGCTTTCAATCCCACGCGAGGAAACGGTGAACGGCTCTTTGATAACATCGGCCATCAATGCAATCATGCCGTCGCAGCTTACGACGGTATCACCGCGAAAATTTTTGCTCACGCTTGACGCAGTGCCACGGAAGATTTCCACGCCATCAGATTCCAGTTTAATAACAGATGTGTGTGGTTCTACCCGCGATGCCATGTCGTTTGACGGCGGCAGAGTGAATTCAAGCGAGCTGACCGCGTTAATTTCTTCCGTCAGTGAGCCGGAGATGATTTCTCGGCCGCTTATCTGCGTTGTGGAAAAAAGCAGGGCTTCGTCTACATAGCATACAAACATTCACAGACGCTCCTTCATGTACTGAATTTCCAGCGTCATACTTCTTTCTTTGGAAGTTGCGATAACGTCAGCCCCGCCACGTGGTATGACAAAATATGGGTTCATCCACGTGTTCTTTTTAAGCACTGCCGAAACGCTATTGCCGTTTTCGTCAAAAACATCTATATTGATATTGTACGCGCTCGCAAGATACGTCGGAGAAACAACGCGGTCGCCGCCATCGATGTGCGTCGATGTCCATTGTGCCAAGGACAGGCTAACAAACAGAAATCTTGCACTGCTGGACCAAGTGGTGAACACAAGCACCACGGCCGTTGACGGTGAAGTAAACGTTGTTGGCTGCTTGATTTCGCTTTCCCCAATTATGTCCCCTGTTTTGCTACCAGCGCGAATTGTTATATATGAGTTCCCATAAATTCCTTTAACGTCGAGGTTATACTTAGACCCAGCGGTCAACCCTGTAACAGTAAGATATAAATAACCTTTTGTGGCAGACTTGGAAATGGACATCGAAATGTCGTGACTGCCGCTCGAATTTTCCGTATAGCTATAATTTACAATGCCACCGATTGCATATGTGTCGATGTTCGCGTCTCCTTGTGAAGCCGGCATAAGGTCGCTTGTATTGTATACAGGTATTTCCACCGTTGTTGCGCCAGACACAGGCTGTCTAAATGGATTCGCGTCAATCGTCAGCGTTATGGTGCGGAAGTCCTGCTGATAATCGTCCTCAATGTCCGTCAGTCTGCCGTAGTAGTAGTACCCGCTGGTTGTCTCAAACCGGCAGTCTACGATCTGCCCGAGATACTTTCTGCGCAGTGCGTCAAAATCATAAGTAGAGCCAGCAATCTTACGCAAGGTGACTTTGATGTCGCGGTTGCCGTAATGGATGCCCTGCACGCCAGAAAAGTCGAGCACGCCGTCATATGTGTTGATGTCTACCGTGTCCGTTTTTACCGCCGGGTTGTTGATAGTCGCGGACACGACTGCCACTTGCTTGCCGGTATCGGGCACAATCTCGTCCCATATGCTAGAGCCGTGCAAGCGCATCATAAACGTCAAAAGTTCTCCCATCAGGCCATCGCCCTCCTTTCGCTGCCAACATAAATGCTGCCAAGCCCCTGATTCATGCGATCAGAGATGCCACCAACGAGCGTGTTGCCGTCAAGATAGATGCCGATCTTGCTGATCTCGTCATGGATAGCCGCGCGAATGTTGTTTTGCGCGCTACCAGAAGCAGATACACTCGCGCTGACCGTGCCAACGTCAAACCCGTTTTTAATGTTATCAACAGCGCTACCAACTGCGGACATCATGCCGGGCATACCAGCGTCGATGCCGTTCGCACCGCCGTCCATAACATACTGAAACACCTTTTTAGACCACTTCGACGGTGAGTGCTCATCGAAGCCGTCTTTCCCGGTGAACCAGCTTTTAATCTTGTTAACGACGCCCTGAACTTTCCCTTTCAACCAGGCAACCTTGTCGTTTATGCCGTTCCAAATGCCCGTCAACAAATCGTGTCCGATGCCACTCCAACTAAACCCCTTGAAAGCGTTCACAATCGCCAGAAAAATTCTGGGCAACTGCGTAATCATGTTCGGGATCGCCTCGATCATGCCAGCGGCGATAGAAAGTGTTATTTGAATAGCGGCTAGTATGATTTCATCTAGGTTGTTCAAAATTCCGTTGACGATTGCTATGGTGATAGTGGGGATAGCCGCCACGAGGCTTGGGATGGTATCGAGAATTCCGTTCACAAGCGACATTAGAATCTCAATACCGGCATCAATAATCTGCGGGAGCATCACGATCAAGCCAGCAACGAGATTCCCGATGATAACAGGAGCAGACTGGACAATAATCGGCAGCGCATTCATAAAACCGTTTACTAGTGACATAATGATTTCAAGTGCTGCGTTCATAATAGAGGAAAGCGTAGACGGATTCGATAGTTCTTCCCCAAGCGTATAGGAGAGGGCCGTGACAGCCGGAATTAGCTTCACCGCGAATTCCGAAATGCCGTCGGCAAGATCGGTTACAATAGTGGCGGCAGAGCTGACAATATCTCCGGCTTTCGCAGTGATATTATCAACAAAATTGATAATAATTTCCGATGCCGCATCAACCAGCGCAGGAAGATTTTGAATAATGCCATTTGCGAGAGAGCCGATCACAGAGCCGCCGACACTAATAATTTTCGGCAGATATTCAGTCACAACACCGAGCGCGTCAGTCATGACGGAATCAAACTCGGTTAGAAGCCCCTGCATCCCGCCAGCATCAAACGCTTTTTGCAGGCGGGAAATGTAATCTGTCAGTGTTTTTACGCCGTCTTTTGCTTTTACAGAAAATGTCTCGTAAAGCGAAATACCGAACCCCTCAACGGCCGATTTCATGATTGTAATCGCGCCCTTAAGGTTGTCTTCCATCGTGTCGGCCATTTTCTGAGCAGTGCCGTCAGCGTTTGCGATTGATTCTGTCAGTTTTTCAAAATCTGCATCAGAGGAGTTGACGATTGCGAGCAATCCAGACATTGCCTCTGTTCCAGCGATTCCAGACGCAACGGACGCTTTAGTCGCTTCGTCTAGGCCGCTCATGCTATCCCGCAAGATTCCGATTGTCTCTGACAGCGGCTTCATGCTGCCGTCCGCGTTTGTCAGCGCTTCGGACGCGGAAAGGCCAAGCTGTGAGAACGCTTCCTCAACGTCTTTCGTCGGGCTGGCGAGGCGGGAAAGTATGGAGCGCAAAGAGCGTCCGGCCATTTCGGCCTTGATGCCGCTGTTTGCCATTGTCCCAAGTGCAACAGCAACGTCTTCGATACTGTAACCCATCGCTCCGGCAACTGGCGCAACGTACTTGAACGAGCCGCCGAGCATTGAAACGTTGGTATTTGCACTATTAGATGCCGCCGAAAGAACGTCAGCAAAATGTGCGGAATCGGACGCTTGCAGGCCGAAAGCGGTAATAGCATCCGTAACGATATCGGAAACTTCGGCCAAGTCCTCGCCAGAAGCTGCCGCAAGATTCATAACACCAGAAATGCCGTCAAGCATATCCGATGTTTCCCAGCCAGCCATGGCCATATATTTAAATGCTTCGGCAGATTCAGACGCGCTAAATTTAGTGGACGCGCCCATTTCTTTTGCCTTTTGCGTCAGCGCATCCAATTCCGATCCGGTCGCGCCGGAAATGGCACTGACTTCGGACATAGCCGATTCAAAATCCGCGCCCACTTTTGTGACATAGCCGCCGACAGCGGACACGGCGGGTGATGCCC